TGGTATATTGTACGATTGTTCTGCGGTTACAGAGATTCATTTGTGATTTATATTCCGGATAAATTAATTGTACTGAATCCATATCCATACGATCTTGAAACACCTTAAGTGCTGTTCCTAAAGCAATAAACTGCCAATACTCGTTCAATTCGGGTTGTGAAGTAGTTTGCAATAATTGTACCGGATTTTGGTACACCTCAATATTGATCCTATATGGTTGAATGGGAAGCGGTCTGATAATAAACTTATTTGCATAGTAAAGAATTGCTTCGGGTCGAGCCAATACTTCGGGATATACTTGTGCATTAACGGGAATATTAGGCCCGGGCGCGGCAGTAAAATTAATGGTGTACGCACCCGTAGCATAGTTTATAATTCCGGTTCCTTGATTAAATGGCGCAGTAAATGCAACTGTTGGTGGTGTAACTAATGCTGCTTGATATGCTGCTGAATAGGGATCATAAAGATTACCTATCGTGGTTGAATTACCCGTACTTGTATTAAGTATTGGTATATCTACTAATGCTAGTCCATTCATAAGTGTATCAGAAGAATCAAAGAGAACTTGTCGTTGCAGTAAGGCAATCTTTTGATTGAAGGTATTTGGTACTAATGCCTGTTGTGTATTAACTACTCCCGTAAATTCAGTGGTAACTCCATCGCCATAATTTCCCGTAAACAATCTAAAATTGGTCTTAGGATATATGCCAAAGAACTCTTCGGGAGATTGGCTATAAAATGATTGATATCCCGCTATATATACCGGAGGATGCACCGTGAGATATTTATTCTGAAAGTCATAGAGTGGATTATTAACAATAGTGGGATTTATTAACGCATTACCAAAGTGTGCCTTATCCGTGAAATATTCGTCTTGATAGGGATTGGCAAAAAAGGTAAATGTTGTTCTCAGATTGAATGTTCTAAGATGTTCCGGAAAATCATATACCACAAAGGTATTAATATAATTGTTGAGATCATCAGTAGTCAATTGCGCCTCTGATGGTGATCGAGTAACTCTACGAACTTTAGTTTGTATCGCTTGCAGCGTTGTATCTGGTGCAGCTGTTGGATATGTTCCGGGCATTAGCTCTCCTTATCTTTTTTTGTTTCAGCTTAGCATATCGAAGTTGATTTACTACAACGGCAATATATTCCTTACTGCTGCTTGGAGGGTATCGTTATTTTCCCCAATAGGAACAGATTGTGCACACACATTTATGAATGGTCCCAGTCCTGATGGAACTGAAAATGGTTGGTACAAAGTTGTATCTATTGGAACGGTAAATGTTGTTGCCCCTGTGACAAAAATAGGAGCTGTTTGTTGATTAATTTGTTGCATACCGCACGCAGTAGGGATATCAAAACGAATAATAGTACCATTAACATAACCATGGGAAAATGTTGTGGTAACGACAGCGGCAGTGCTATTAGTAATCGAGGAGATAAGTCTCATTGCAGGACCAAATACTGGTTTAGGATATGCATAACATTGATAATCAGCCATAACAGCTCCTATTGAATAATATCTATTTAAGTATCGTTACCGTATCAATATTGGCCGGCTTTAAATCATTTAGATCATCAATATCCATAAAATCTAATGGATCAAAGGAGCAACGTCTTTTTTTCTTGGATACCATTGCTACTTGCTTGCCATGTTCATCCATTTTATAAGCAGATTCTGGATACCAGCAGTTGTTTGATAAATGATGAGCCACTCCCCTAGGAATAGTATATATTTCGCCATCATTCAATGAGAATGTTTCAATTTCATCTTCACGGTATTTGCGGAAAGAAAACGATAGATTTCCGCCAGGTACTTCATAAAAACGGAATATGCCGCGTACCATTTCTCTGTCTTTATCTCTTAAATATTTCTGGTCTTTCCCTTTTATTGGGAGATTACTCTTTATTTCTTTTTTCGCTTCAGCTAAAGCCATATTAATCCTTTAATTGAGTTGCCGACAAAATGTCCTCAACTGCCGACAGATAGTCGACGTTTGAAGAGGAGGCCGAGTTGACCTCCCCATATATCACGTATATTTCAAATAACTTTACAGTCCGCCGTAAGACGACTTACCTGCGACCCAGTACATTAAATCTGGAGTAGCAACGTTACCAGCTGACCAAGAAATAGAACCTGAAGGCCCTAAAATCGGTGTGGTAAGTATTACACCAGTTCCACCAGTACCAAGAACCATACCTAAAAATCCAGTATTACTGGTTGCATCAGCGAGTAATCCAGATTGTGTACCAAATATTCTTTGTCCAGCGATGCTTGGTACTTGAGGCGCTACCGTGATCAATGAAGTAGCAGTATCTTCCCCAAACGGAACAACTTGTGGAAATGAACTTGGTTGTTGAGCAACAGTAGGCCAGGTAAATGCAGTGAATGCTGACGTATCAATATTGATAGTAAAGTTATAATCATCTACTACAGTCAATATAATAGCTGGTTCATACATGTTCCCAGGAGTTGGATTCAATTGAACCATACCTGAAACGGCAGGAATGTTGAATCTAACCTCTTGGCCTGGAGTTAATCCATGAGCTACAGAAGTAGATACCTGTGCATTAACTGCTCTCGTGATATTAACCACATAACGGTGACGAGGATAATAAAGAGCATCATAGTTAACGATACGATAGAATCCAGCACCACCAACAGCTCCTGGAGCGTTTGCTAATGGATTAGTAGCGGTTAATAAAGTGAAGTTATTATTAGCATTGACTGCACCTACAACCATATCAATACCATTAACATCTGTTTGAGCAGTATTGCTCATACGAACCACAGCTCCAATGTAAAGTCCCGCAGTGTTACCACTACTTACAACTGGGCGAGTAACGTTAGTAGAAGCGTTAGTTCCAACAGGATTTCCTAGTTGTGGTAATGAACCCGCTGACTGACCTGATGGATCATAAAGAGTGAAACCACCAGAAAGAATACGATCACCCCATACCGCTTGGGTTGCATCATCATAGAATAATACATCGGCAGAACCAGCAGGATAGCCACGTTGCCAGTAATATTCAAAAGCAGTAGATGCGTTAGCAACACCATTGAAATAAGCAGTGTCCTCACCTACTATAGCTCTTTGGGTATAATTACGTACATACATCCAGTCAGCGTTTGCGGGTATTTGAATAATAGTTTGATTTGCTTGTCCAATTTCTATATTTCCGGGATTTGGATTAGCAAGACCCGAAAAGTTTGCTAGAAATGAACCTTGTTGAAGAATAGTTCCGTCCATAGTCTCTCCTTTAAGCTAATGTTGCGCGTAAGTTGATTACCCACAAGTCATTAGTGATTCGTGGAACTTCAGCAAATTTATAGCCGACAGAAGCGTTTAACGCTAATGGGCCATCATATATTGGTGGTCTATAGATAAAGCTTGCGGAATATCCATCTTGTTCAATACATGCATATGCTTCCATACCAACGCAGAAGATATTGTAAACATTGGCACCTAAGTTAGACCCAGCGTTAACAAATGATCCGATAGAGCTAATGAGGAAACGAAGATTACCAATAGCACCCCATTCTGAACGTAATGCATTCATAGGAGCTGGATATTGGTTCTTTTGGATAAATCCAGCAACAGCATCCAAGTTACCCGTTAATTGGGTTGAGCATAATGCAAAGTATGCATCACGAACGGGAGCTGTACCGAACTTATCTTCACCTTCGATATTGTCCATAATTGTGTATGCATTGTTATTCAATAATGTACGCACAACACCATCAACATCTGAACGGGTAATTTCTGTTGGGTTGTCACCATTTACACCACCAACACAGTTGATGAAACCAGCAGTTGCTGCTAACATATCACGGGTTAGTTGATCTTCTGTTTGACGAAGTGAAACACCTAAACGTGCTGCGCATTCATTCAATACTGGATCTTGGTTTTGTAATGTAACTTGTTCATTCAATTGTACGTAGGTACCGTAAAATGAAATTTGAGCATCGATATCTACAGCGGTTAGGTTTTGCGCTGGAGGAGTGATTCCAGTATTACCCAGCGGAACCATTGCAGTATTTAAAGGATTATATCTACGCATTCTTAAGGTATTACCACCGTTCCTTGGCATATTTTTTTTCATAGCCGGGATCTTGTGGATCATATTAGGTACAGGCACTGATAAGAGCTTGTAACTAAAAGATTGCTGCACTGGAGAAGGCAGAATCGCAGTAGTAGTTATAGCCATATTGGCTCCTTAACTAAAAGAAATTATTTGATTTAATGAAGCTGACGAAGCTACATTGCGTCTACGGTGAACGAATTCCGTGTTGCGTTCGATATGATTAAGGTGCAGTGAATGAAGCTGCATTTGCATTCAAGAGTATATTATATTACTTCGTTAAAATATCCAACATCATCTTATCAAAGGTCACCACATCCTCGCCTTTACCCTTAAACCATATAAATAAAACTGTCACGGCTGCGGCGATTAAAGCAACTTTAAACTTAAGATCGTCGTTCTCTTTTTGGCATTCTAAAGCGATTTTTTCCTGCTCTATTTCCACTTTGGATACACATTGTATAGACGGAACTAGCAATAGCAGAGCAAGTAATAATGTTTTCATAGTGTTTTATCCAGTAATAGCATGATAAATTTATCAAAATCTATGCCCATCTGAACACTTCCCATATAAACGGCATAAAGGGTAACAACTGATGCGATTATAGCGAGTTTGATCTTGGTTGAGTTAGATTGTTTAATCTTATCAAGATTTTTGTCCTTCATAACACCTCCTCGTATTAATAGGTATACGAATAAAGCGTGTCATTCTTATTATCGAAACACAAGAGAATTAAAAAACCCAAGACGACGCGAAGGAATTCACGGTCTTGGGTTAGTAGAAGCATTAAGTATCCAAAAGGAGATTAAGGAAACTTAATAAGTATCAAAGCCTCATACATCTTGCATCTCGAAATGATTTGCATCAGCACGCTTAAAATTTCTTCCATTGCGATTCAAAGGATCTAATCCTTCCCAATATATCCCAAACTGTTCATACTCTTTAGGATCAGTAAGATAAACACCTTGAGCGCTAATCAAATTAAGGTCAATTGCTAATCGCTTACAATGTAAAGAGTCTGCTATCCCTTTACCTGACTTGGCATATATTAATGCTTGCTCAGGAGTTCTAAATGCTTCTCCGAGTGTGGCATGATATCCCTTAAATCGAATATACTGCAATAGTAATGCCACGTTAGTAGAGAATTGAGATTGCCTTTGCCATAATTGCATTATCTATTCCTATATTGATTCATTTCCTTTAACATGGCAGCCTTAAGATCATCAGTTAATGGACCTTGGGCAAATGCGTTAGCCTTGGTTAACGGACTATCACCTTGTTGTGGCTTAAGAACTGCTGAAGGTTTGGGTTTATTAGCATTCTTATGTATCACTGCCTTCTCTTCATCAAATGTTTCACTTTCTTCATTAATGCCAAGTTTCTTTATCATGGTATATGCCGATACTGCTTTGGAATATAAATCAGAAGATGAATTGATGGTTTGTGCGATCTCAGGATATGCCAATCGCAATGATTCTAAATTGTCTTTTGACACTATAGAATCGAAGTCCGGATATTGAGTCTTTAGTCTCATTTCCGTTGCACTGAGAACTGTTTGTTGCTGGTACTGGTGTAGTTGTGCTTCAAGTTTTTTAATGTGTTTATTCACTTTGGATAAATGCTTGCCTTCAACGAGCGCATCTGCATCAACAGATATCTCTTCTTCCTCTTCTTCTTGCGGCGCTTGTTGGGATTGCTTAGATGCTTGCGCAAGTGCTGCTTCAAGTTCAGTAGATCTTTTTTCAGCAGCTAAAGCTTTCTCCCGCAGTTGTTTCCAGGATTCTTGAGGACCAGATGGTCGCTTTATGGGATTGTTTTGTACCGGTTCTGGTTGTTTTTCAAGGAGAGTTTCCAATTCTGAGGTTATTTGTGCTTCTTCAACTGATTCAACTTGATCTGCCTGAGCGTGCACTTCAGGTTGTTCAATTTTTGGCTGATTCATGGGATCTAATTCAGGTTGCTTCAATGGATTGCCATCGCGATCGTACTTCATTTCAAATGCCATTAATTATTATCCTTTATATTTCCAAATTACTACCTATTTGCATGCGAGATTGTATGAACCGTTTTACGGCATTTTTAGAATACAGTACTTTACGATTAATTTTTATAAAATCTGGACTATGACCTCGTGCACGTGCTAAATATACAGCGTCTCTACTTGGATAAAGTCCCAAATCAACTAAATCTTGTGAAGTTATAAACTCAGGCAGATCATCTAATTTAACAGCCAATCCATTACCTTTCTTCAATTTTCCAATTCTACTGATTCTAGTTTTTCACCATTCAATTCTTTAGCTAACTTAAACAAGGTTCCATCTTGGAATGCCATTACATATTTTAATAATCCACGCTCTTCATCCGCAACATAAAGATGATTATTTATCAAGTGAATACTTGCATCGCGGGACGGTATAACCCACATAAAGATAGGTTCATTATCTTTCCGTTTGAATTTGTAAACAGTCTAATCAGAGTCAGGAGTGGGACCACTTAATCTTCCATAAAAGAAGTTACGGGATACATTGGGCAATAGCTTCTCATTCTTGGTGATAACAACGATGTAGAAATCACCCTTAAAGTCTTTCTTACAACGCTCAACACATTCCCAGATATTGGCTTCATAATCGGTAAGATTCTCTTGCATCTGTTCGACGGGAGATCTGGTATCAGGTGCTTTAATAATAAGATCGGATGATACTTTACCGACGGTTTCTCGTGTCATTATTCTCCTTTAATTCCAATCACCGCCCTAAGATACGAAAAAACCCCATCATAAGCAAGTCATGATAGGGTATGAAAGGTAGACAATGTCTCACTAACGGCACTTATCACCCGCGTAATGCGTGCATAAATACGTTACCACAGTACCGACAACCGTGCAAACTGCACCAATAATTTTATAGCGGTTCGTTCTTTTTTGATTAGTGTCTGATTGTCTGCCTATATCTACCATGGTATCCACTATTCTTTTGTGCTTACCGAGCAATGTATCCAAAAAAGGAATAATTGGCGAAGGTCTTAAAAGAGGTCTTCTTTCTATGGAAGATCCTTGACTCAAGGTACAGGGGATAGATGAGTATTCTGCTTTTAGATCCACTAATGTTTTTGAAAGAAATTTTTCTCGATCGGCAATTCTTTGAGGTGAAACTTTAGGTGAAGTATCACGAATATCTATCTTGGTATCCATACATAATATGGAGGAGGAAATACATAAAACAAAGTACATTGTTTTCATCATCTTTCCCTTTTAAGGACCCCACTTGGCATCTACTACAAGTGGGGTAAGTAGTACACAAAAATAGGAGTTCTTATTTCTTTTTTTTGTGCTTTTTTTTCTTTTTTGATTGGCCAGATTCTGAAAGTGCAATGGCTATAGCTTGTTTGGGATTCTCTACAACTGGTCCCTTCTTGGAACCACTGTGAAGCTTACCCTCTTTAAGCTTATCCATCTCACGTTTCATCACGGCTTTTTTCTTCTTCTTGGGAGCAGATTTTTTTAGTTTAGGCATTGTATATCCTATTTCTTACACTTACAATCAGATTTTTTACATTTAGAGCACATTTTTTTCATAGTTTCTCCTTTTATGGTTTTCGGAGCACACCAGACATTCCGATGCACTCCGATTTATTTCTAACGTACTAATGCAGTTTCCTCAAACACTAATCTGCCTTCAATCTTAGGATCTTTTTTTACATTCTTCTTTTGTAAGTTCATAGGAACTCCCAAAATAGCGTATGCAATTTTCTTACCCTTTTTATTTTGACGTGGTGCGCAAGGCATTATTTATCCTTCTTATAAAGAGCGAATCGTTCCATTACGAGCCCATTATCATCAGGAGTCGATTGCTGTCCACGAACGGTATCATCAATATAAGGAGATGAATAGTATCCCGCTTGAGGATATTCATGATGCTGTGCCACGCGTGGTAAATTAGCCATAGCATTAAGATCCTCGCGAATCATACCGCCATCACCCACTTCTTGTCGTCGACGTGGATCAACACCTGCATAGAACTCATTACTCATGTCACGGGTTCTATCAAAAGCCCGTTGATCTCTGCGTTGTTCAAGTTGATACATAGCAGAATATTCAGCACGAACTTCATCACGTCTTTTTTGACGTTCTTGGGCACGTGCATCATATTGATCTTCTGGCATATAATCATATGTCATTGAGCGCTTTGGTTCATCAAAGTCTTCACCTCGATTGCCCTTTGCGCGAACATATGAGTCTTTTTTTTCTTTAGCCATAATAGCTCCTTAAAAAGCTAAACTTTCTTAGGATAGAAATGTTCTCTACGTTGTTTATCATCATAATCCATTTGGCGATCAACACCAGAAAGACCGTCATCCAAACCTTCTGGTAAGTATGGTCCCGTCTTAGGATATGGTTTAATCATCACTTCTTGAGGAAGATTAGCAATAGCTCGGTGATCTTCGTGGATCATTTCATCATCTACTTCTAATCCACGACGCATATTAACTGGCATTCCCATATACATTTCGGCATGATCCATTCTTTTCATGTGACCATCAGCGGAATCTTGTTGGTGTCTCATCTCATCATTGAACTTATCAGCATGATGACGAGAATTACCAGCTTCTGATGAATACTTTCTTTTTGCCATGTTCCGGCTCCTTATAGAAACTGTAGTCTTTAAACTACAAGGTTGTACCTCTATCTACTGCCAGAACTCTCTGGCCAGCTTTAAGGCTATAAATATTTCAATAGTTGTGCAATGATAAGCTTTTGTTCATCGCTCATGGAACTTTCATCAAGATCAAAATTAATTTGCGCTTGCCATTTATTGCCACTTATATTAACAAACTTCAAGTCATGATATATATCTTCTACATCCGCTGAAATTTGATCCAATACAGAATCCTTAATTAAACTTGCAATCATAGATTATCCTTTATTGGTGGTTCGTAAAATCTTACTATCTGAATTCTATGATAAGAGTCATCTCCATACTTGGGTATACGATATCGATTATCTTCTTTTAATTTTTTGGTAATTGCAGCCATTTCAGCACGTTTATTAATCTTGGTATGGATATCCATTTTAATTATCATTGCAATCCTTGTTGTGACTGTAGTTGTTCCTGTTGTGGTTGAAGCGCAGGTTGTTGCGAGGCCTGTGCGGCGATTGCACTTTCAGCACTTTTTGTTGCTTTATCTTCTTTTTCGGTAATTGATTGGGAGTCTTGCATTTTAAGCATTTGCGATAAGGTAATAAGCTTTTCAAGGTGTGCAATATCAAGCTCTTCCAGTTCTTTAAGCGCTCTGACTTTATCCAATAATCCCGCATCTTCATCCCTAATCGCTTGAGCGCGACGTTCAACTGCCAATGCCTGATTCTCTTCCACACGTGATATCCTTTCAAGTCCCAACCCTTGGTCTGCTGCTGCTCTTGCTCTAGCCAATTCAGATTGAGCTTGTTGTAAATCCATTTGTTGTTGCATTTGAGCCTGTTGAAGTTGTTGTACTTGTTGTTGTTGTGCTGCAATTGCTTCAACCAGTTCTTTCTTGTTCTGCATAGTAGACGCATTCAATAACACATCATCAGGAACCGGAATGCCTGCTTCTCGAAGTTGAAGTAGTTGGGCAAATTGCATATTCTTCTGGGTTGCAGTATTGAGTCCTTCAACAACTACTGAATGATATTTACCGAATGCTTTATTGTAAAATTGCGCAGTTGGTTCCTCGCCTTCAAGAATCTTCTTTACTTTACCCGGTGTGTAATTGACCTGTATCAAATCCAGGATAATATCACCGAGTTGTTTTTGTGCAAAGTCCAGATTATCAAACAATATTTGCAATGTTGTGAGTCCAGCACCTTGCCGAAGCATCGATAGGATACCAGCTTTGTCATCATTTGCTGAACCAAGTAGTTCTTCATTCACACCCGAAATTTGAGAAATTTCTTCACCGAGCATCTTGGATAATTCTATCATTCCTTGGGGAATGCCAGGCGCCATGATTTGTTCCACATCAGTCATTTGAGCATCATCTTTAAGTGCGAGTCCCCGACCTTGCCCAGAAAGGAAAACATCTTTGGGATTAACTAGGGCATTCTCTTTGTACTTCCATCCAGAATTGATTTGTGATTCGAGAATATCAAGCTCAATAACTTTACGACGATTGTATAAAAACTGAGAGTCACGTAATCCACGCACGATGCCACAAATTCTCCATGGATAGTAGGGCATTTGCGGATTGTAATAAGAAATAACGGGCACAAAGGGATAACGATCAATACCCATGGGATTGGGGCCATCATACATAACTTTACCCTGCACGACTATTGCAAGATTCACTGTAGGAACATCGGATTCAATCATAGTCACTGAAGGATATGTCTTAAGAAAGAGTTTGAGTCGTTCAGGGTCCTGGCCTCGCCACTCCTGTACTTCACCCGTTTGCGCATCCACCATCAATTTTTGTTTGCGATAATCCCGATAGTAGAATTCATCGTATGTAAGTAGGTTCGTGTAGGAAACATTGTAATTTTCAGGCATAAACTGAAACTTTGAATCCCTACCTGCTTGCGATTCATTACCCTGAAGGCCTAATATTTCTTCTTCGTGATCCGGTAAAAGAGATATCACTTCTCGTTTGGTTAAGAAGGTCCGCTTCCAAATATTATTGCAATCCGATAGATCAAGCTTACGAAAAAAGGGATCAACCAAAAAAGAGTTGTATGCGCAGTTATCAACTTTAATGTCCCCTGAAACCGGATCGGATCGATAGTCCATGTACACATGCATGAAGTTCATGCCAGTAACCAGAGCACCATCAAAAGAATCGGATACCGTATGCAATAATCCTTCAGTGTGTTCTATGAATTTGAGAATCTTAGAAAATTGATCTGCGGTTTCATCATCAGCATTGGATATTCCTTCACACACCAATGACTTACGATTGTTACGTTGATGGCCGCCGATCATGTTCTTGGTACGTTTGATGCGGTTAAAAGAGAATTGAGTGCGACGATTTACCGGAAGATTGCCATACACATCATTCCATAAAGTCTGATCTCCTGCCTCAAATCTGGTATCTAGATCCAATCTCTGTTACTTCAGCTTTCGCTTACTGACCCTTTCGGGCGGAGAGTCTTGTTATTCCTCTCTCTTTATGTCTCCATAAAGGCCGGACTATCACATCGCCTTTCAGTGTCCCAGGGTTTAGTCTCTCAGGCTGTATTTAAACTTGCCCCTTGTCACGCTCGCCTTCACGTTAGCGCTTCCAAGTCGATTACCCAGGATTTATAGAGGCCAATTTTACAAAGCCTCTGACCAGAACGATTGATTCAATGTTATGGCTTCGGAATAGAATGCTTCCATTCTAGACAAAATCCCGCGGTGCTTTTCATTATAATATTGCGGGCCAAGCTGAGGAAATATCATGCGCTTCTCTCCTAATTTATGAGTTATGCGCTGCAAGGAACGGGGTAAGATCATAAGATATATACCTTGCAGCACCTGGCATTATCTTATGATATCAGCAGACAATATCAAGCAGAAATAAATTGGGCCAGACTCTGTGGAAATCTGACCCAGGAATAGCGAGGCATTACGCCGCGAGATTTCGTAATAATTTCGTAATAGTTGCGTAATCATTGCGCAATTAATTATCTAAATCGTCAGGCAATAAGTAGCGCGCTACAAAACCTTCAACCCATTCAGTAACATGGCGTTCGTCATGGTTAATTTTTTTGAGCAGCTCAAGTAATTCTCTAAACTGATGCGCTATACCATCAAACAATAATATACGGTGTTCTAAATTAACATTGTCATCGTCATTAATTTCGTCAACGACGCATTGTAATTTTTCTATTTGATCCATTGCCCATTTGGTTACATGATCTTCAAGTTCATTGTAATTTAGCTTCTTTTTCTCGCGCGTCATACTTCTCCTGTCACTTAAAAAAAAAAGAAATAATGCTATAAAAGAACATCCTACAAACCACGCAATAAGACTAAACTGCTTCATTCCTACTATCACAATCCTTTCTCTTGCAATCCAAGCAAATTGGTTCAACTTCTATCCAGCTTTGATAGGTCCACAACGGCCCGTCAACAGCCACTCTATTTATACCATCTGCATGGGGATATGACGAGGAGTTTATGATAGTTTTTTTAGTCTTGTATTGGGGGATCAATTGGCCCGAGCATTTCTTCAAATATCCTCAGATTGTTTTTTCTTTTCCCACTTTTCCATAAAATACTTGAGTCGTTCTTTGTTCCACTTCTGTTTCATCTCAGCATTCATCTCAGGATTGTATAATAAGTTCTCCTGATTGATTTCTTGTGTCATCTGTTGCCATGTGATTGTTTCAGTTTTAATTACCGCATCTCCAATAACTGGATCCGATGGTATATCATTAATCATTTACATATCCTCTCTAAAGAATCCACTGTGTCTTGTACCATATACTGCTTCTCTATAACGCTTATCAAGTTGTTCGGGTGTTGTTCCATCAAATGAAGCTTTCTTAAGCGCTACGGCCAAATATCGCATGGCATCTGCGGCATGTGATACATCATTATGTTCGGGTATTCCCTTGTACTGTTTCTTAACGGGATCCCATTCTTGTCTGTAGTTAGCAAGATGCTTAATC